AATATTGGCAACATGATCCACGGTTATGAACTTAACGAATACGGTCTACAAACAGCATATTCAATATTGGGTGTTACCAATAGAGCATATGTTGCAAGAGCAGATCTAGACTTAGCAAAATTAGATCCACAATCAACAGCACCAGGCGGTGAGCCAGTTGATGGCGCTTATTGGTTTGATACTGCTGTAACAAATTTTGGTGTATTGGAATGGAATTCCGCACCAGCAACCACAACTGGTGGACAAAGTTTTACCAGTGTTACTCCACTGGTTCTAACAGAACTTAGTCAAGTAACTGGTGATGAATTAGCACCTGGTGCACCTAAGACATCAATTGGCGCTGTTGGTGATTACGCTGTCGTTGCAATTACAACACTTAACACATTGTGGTATAAAAACCAAAGCGGAACCTGGGTCACTGCAGGAAGTGAAACATGGGCAGCTAGCTGGCCAACTGTAACTGGTACAACATCAAATCCTACACTAACGACTGGTGAAACTATTGTTATTAATAGCACTTCTGTAATACTAAGTGGGACATCAATACCAGCACTTGCTAGTTCTATTATTTCATCATCAATTCCTGGAATAAGTGCTGCGGCAGTAGACGGATCTTTAGAGATTTACTCAACTGGTGTAGATGTTGTATTGGCTGCTGGAACTGGTACGCTATTAACAGCCGCAGGACTTACTGCTGGTACATATGCTGCTCCAGAATTAGCAATTCAACCCCACACACAGGTTCCTGAATTTAAAATAAGAGATACAACACCAAAGCCATCTGGCTCATTGTGGATTAAGACTACACAACCCAACGGTGGTGCAAACTTCCGTGTTAAGACATACAATTCAGATACTCAACTATGGGAAGTGCTAGCTTCTCCTGTATATCAAAGCAATGAAGCTGCGCTTTACGACTTGGATAGAACTGCTGGTGGTAGCAATTTGCAAGTTGGTGATATATATGTAAAATCAAATGTTGACGAGAGTACATCAAAACTTGGGACATTCAAAATTTATCGTAGAGTAACATCTGGTGCAACAGTCATCAAAAGTGCCAAAGTTGCAGCACAAATTTCATCAGGAATTCACGAGTTTACCATCCAGGAAACGCTTGCAAACAGTCAGACATTTACAACAGCCGTTACAGTACCATTTATTGCAACTGGCGCTGCCGCTGATGCTGATGTGCTTGCTGGTGCTATCAACTCAGCTGGTCTAGTTAACGTAACTGCTGATGTAGATGCACAGAATAAAGTGTCTATACGTCACAAACTAGGTGGTGAAATTCGCATTGTTGATACTGATGGTGAATTAACTGCTGTTGGGTTTACACCATACTTGGCATCTTCACCACAAACAACAACTGCTAATTTGTATTACACCCCAGGAACAACTGGATCTACTTCACCAGCTAGTTACACTGCAAGCAACTGGCAAGTACTGAGTTATGTGGCATCAGCAGATGAACCACTTAGCTTGACTGCTGATGGTGAGCTATGGTACAGTTCAGTTATTGACGAAGTTGATATTATGATACACAATGGCAGCAATTGGGTAGGTTATCAAAACTTCAGCAATGATTATGCTGACACAGATCCTGCAGGACCAATTGTTAGTGCAACTGAACCAACTGATCAGTCAGATGGCACATCACTTGTGGAAGGTGATTTGTGGATTGACAGTTCAGATATTGAAAACTTCCCAACTGTTTGGCGTTATAATGCAACATTGCTAAAGTTTGTGCAATTGGATACAACTGACCAAACTACTGAAAATGGCGTATTGTTTGCTGATGCACGTTGGGGCTCTGATGGGGTTAATTCTTCAGAAGCTGATATTGTTGATTTACTGACAAGTGATTACTTGGATCCAGACGCACCAGATCCAGCACTATATCCAAAAGGTATGTTGCTATGGAACCTTCGTCGCAGTGGGTTTAACGTAAAGCGTTTTGAGCGTAACTACATCAACGTAGCTGGGTCAAATGAGCGTTATAATGACGAGTCAATGGAAGCTTATTATCCACACCGTTGGGTCACAGATTCAGGCAACAACGAAGATGGTTCAGGAACATTTGGACGCCATGCACAGCGCAAGAGTGTTATTCAAGCACTGCAAGCAATGGTAAACAGCAATCAGGACATTCGTGATGATGAATCACGTCAGTTTAACTTAATCGCTTGCCCAGGATATCCTGAATTGATTGGTGAAATGATTACACTGAACTATGATAGACGTCTAAGTGGATTTGTGGTTGGTGACACACCAGCAAGACTAACACCTGATGCAACATCACTTAACGAATGGGCATCCAACGTTCGCCTAGCAGTTGAGGATAATGATGATGGCGCAGTTAGCTTTGATGAATACTTGGCAATGTATTATGGCTGGGGCTTCACAAGTGATAACTCAGGCAACAACGTTGTTGTTCCACCAAGTCACATGGCACTAAGAACTATCTTGCTTAATGACCAAGTTGCGTTCCCATGGTTTGCTCCAGCAGGTACAAGACGTGGTGGTGTAACAAATGCAACTGCAAGTGGTTACATTACTAGTGAAGGTGAATTCCAAAGTGTTGCACTAAATGCAGGACAGCGCGATACACTGTATGAAAACAGCATTAACCCTATTACATTTATTAATGGAGCAGGACTTGTTGTATTTGGACAAAAGACTCGCGCAAGAAATGCAAGTGCATTGGACCGTATCAATGTTGCAAGACTTGTTGTTTATATGAGAGTGCAACTGGAAAGATTGGCTAGACCATACCTGTTTGAGCCAAACGATAAAATTACAAGAGATCAAATTAAATCAGCAGCTGATGCTTTTTGTTTAGAACTTGTAAGTCTACGTGCTCTATATGACTTCCTAACAGTATGTGACGAGTCAAATAATACTCCAGCAAGAATAGATCGTAATGAACTATGGTTGGATATTGCAATAGAACCAGTAAAAGCAATCGAGTTTATCTACATTCCATTGAGAATCAAGAACACAGGCGAAATTGCATCCCTGGGATAATAGCTTAAAAAGTGGGTCCCTGGAAACAGGGGCCCAAGGTATAAATACATACGTATTAGGAGAATAGAATGCCAATCACAACATTACAAAATATATCAGTTCCAACTGAAGGTGCTGGCTCAAATTCATCATTGTTAATGCCAAAGCTACAATATCGCTTTAGAGTATTACTTGATGGTTTTGGTACCACTGGCGGACCTGATGGCGTCAGAGAAGTTTCAAGACAAGTGGTAGACGTAACTCGTCCAAATCTTACTTTTGAACAAATTACTATAGATGCTTATAACTCAAGATCATACCTTGCTGGTAAGCATACTTGGGACCCAATTACCCTTACATTGCGTGAGGATGCCAACAACAACGTACAGAAAATTGTTGGTCAACAACTACAGAGACAGTTTGATTTTTATGAACAATCAAGTGCTGTTGCAGGTGGTACATATAAATTCCAAACTAGAATTGAAATTCTTGATGGTGGTAACGGAAACAATGGTGGAGCCAGTGTTATTGACAGATTCCACTTGGTTGGATGTTATGTAGAATCAGCAAACTATAACAGTTTGGCATATGCAACAAATGACCCAGTAACAGTGACATTGTCAATTCGTTATGATAACGCTATCCAGTATGGCGCAGATGATACACAATATGGTATTGGTGAAACAACTACTAGATCGACTCAAGCAGCAAACGGCGGAACCCAGACAACTGGCGGAACCAACGCTGGTCAGTAATAGTAATTAAACTGTCATTCTATTCAAGGCGGGAAGTTTAGGCTTCCCGCTTTTATCTTATAAAGTATACAGTTAAATAATAGAGATAAATATTATTATGGCATATCAAAATTTATATATAACCAATACTGACCAAGAGGTGCATCTTAGAGATGCAAGGCACGCTCATCAATTGTACAATGAGCATAACTTTGCTCTTGCTCCTAAAACTAAATTTCTTTATCATGTACAATTTATATTAAATGGTATCACAATAAGTAACAGTGCTCCTAATACAGCCAATAACTTAAAACAAATTGGAGTATTGGCAAAAAGCCTTGATTTGCCCAGTTATAAAACCACTGTTGAAACAAAACAACAATATAATAGAAAAAAGAACTTTCAAACTCGCATAGATTATGACGAAGTTGGAATAGACTTTCATGATGATAATACTGGTTTAACTCGTAGTATGCTAGAAGAATATTATCGTTATTATTTTAAAGATGGTAATAAAAATAATAGAGGGTATCCAACTGATTTTAGTCCTATGGATAAGTATTATCCAGAAGTTAAATCATATGGTATGGACAACAATGTGACCAAGCCATTCTTTTATTGTATCAAGCTTTTTCAGTTAAGCAGACAAAAATGGTTTAGTTACACACTTATCAACCCAATATTGACTTCTTGGAGTCATGATAAACTTGATAACTCAGACGGTGCTGGTACCATGACAAATTCTATATCAATTGCATATGAAGGAGTATTGTATAATAATGGTGGCATAACTGACTCAGGAGATCCTGCAGGATTTACAGATTCTGAAACAGGATATGATCAGGTACATAGTCCATTAAATACCTTTGAATCATTAAACGGTATTTCTAATATTAGTGGAAATACTACTTCTGCTCCCAAATTAATAAATGATACGTCAACACCTTTTGCGCAACAGAACGAGATATCTAGATTTAGCAATCAAGACAATCCTGATAGCTTGTTAGGTCAATTATTTTTAGAATCTGAAAGCACAACAGCTGGGCAAAATCAATATAGGTTTCCAATAATTGACACACAGGATACTCCTGTAGTTTCAACACTTAATGAAACAAGTGTAAACAATATAGACAGAGATGAAATTCAAAGAGTATTAGCAAATAATCAATCAGTTTTAGATTCAACTGTTCGTCGTGCGCTAGCCACTGGCGCATACTCTTCAGAATGGGGAATAAACAACTTTTCAGATTTTGAAAATTTAAGTCCATCAGCAAGGGATGCAATTGAACAAGATGTTATCAATAGGGCAGCAGGTGGGGATGTAAGGCTACAACAAATAGCAAGCCAAGTGATATCAACTGCAAATGCTGCTACTGTAATCGGTGGCAGGGGTTCTACGAATGAAGGATTATCTGATCGTTCTGCATATATTTCAACACAGGACACTGCACTATCTAATTATGCCCAAGCAGAAACAATAATAAGGTCCTTGAAAGAACAACAGGCAGCAAATCCATCAGACATCGAAATAACTAGAGCACTAACTGTAATGCTCAATAAACAGAGTGGTATAATCAGATCAAATCCTAGTTTGTTATCTAATTTTAGAGAAATTTCCAACACAACCTCTGAACCTATTAACAATGTCCCTGTTCAAATTCCTCCATCCAATGAAGAAAAAAGAACAGCATTAAACACGTTTAGCCTTTATCAACAGAGACTTAATAGTGCCCTAGCACGCCGGGCTGCTGATCCGTTAAACTCGAGTATTAACAGGGATGTAACGGTATTGGCAAATGCTCAAAGTAAATTACTTAGACAATATCCTAGTTTAAGGGGTGAGTTTAATGAAATTGTTAACACTGGGGCAGTTCCAGCATTGCCAGTTCCACCTACATCTGGTAGCAGTGAACAATTTACTCAAACTAACAATAATACAACTGCATATTCTACGGCTTTTCCAGATTTAGATTCTGGAGTGACACGTTCGTTGGATGAATCATTTAATAATGCTTTGGATGCATTAACTACATTACAAAATCTAGGTAAATAAAAGGTAACAAAATATGGCAAATCAAGCAACAAGCGACATAACTCAAAAGTTTTTTAATGGACAATATTACAATCAAATTGCATACAGGGCAGAAGATGTCGATGCTGCGATTGGATTTTTTTCAAAGCGTGGTTTTGACAAGGTTGCAGCGACTAATACTGCTTTAGTTTTATTACAACAAGCCAGTGTGGATAAAATTCCAATATTTAAATTATTGGATACACTAAAGGGTGTTACTGATGTTCAATTAAGTTATGTTGTTGCTCAGGTTCTTAATTTAAATAGATCCAAATGCAGTGTAGTGGGATATAGAATATTACCAAACACAAATCGATTTGATCAAAGGAATATAATAGTATAATGTCGCCTCGGTTTGCTAAAGGAAAATATACTTTAAAAAATCCTGAAAAGTATATTGGTAAAAGTACCCCAACTTACAGAAGTGGGTGGGAATTTCATTTCATGAAATTCTGTGATGAACACCCTAGTATTACACAATGGGCAAGTGAAGCCATCCGTATACCTTACAGAAATCCACTAAGTGGTAAACAGACAATCTATGTACCAGATTTTTTCATATCATATCACAACAGTGACGGTTCTAAAAGAGTTGAATTAATAGAGGTAAAACCTAACAATCAGACTTTGAAAGAAAAAACTGGAAAATCAAAATATAACCAAGCTCACTGGATAATCAATCAGGCAAAATGGGAAGCAGCAAGAGCTTGGTGTAAACAGCAAGGAATAACATTTAGAGTAATTACTGAAAATGATATTTTCCACCAAGGTGGCAAAAGATAAATAATAATAGCATTTAATGGAAGCTATTATGACAAAAAAACTAGAGGATTTATTGGGTCTACCAGAATCTAAAGAAATCGTTAAACAAGCTGAAAAGCAAGAAGCAGATCAAAAAAAGTATGAGTTAGCTCAGCAAAAAAAGACCTTTAGGGATATTGAAGAATTTGACAAGATATCTTCTGCATTACCAGCAGTAAAGGGACTTGGAGAAATGGCTGACAAAGAACTCAATGAAGTAGCAGAAAAAGCAATGGCAGCATATGAGGATTTAATGGATCTAGGTATGAATGTTGAAAGTCGTTATGCAAGTAGAGTGTTTGAAGTTGCAGGCGGTATGCTAAAAACCAGTCTTGATGCTAAGATTGCAAAGTTGGATAAAAAATTAAAAATGGTCGACTTGCAACTTAAGAAGGAAAAACAAGACAAGGATGTCTCCAAAGGGGATGCTGACATAGTCAACGGAGACGGGTATGTGGTTACTGATAGAAACAGCTTGTTAGAGAAGCTCAAAGGGCTTGATAAAGATAAATAACTTATATATAGGACCAATCACAATGAGATCATTTAGCGAAATATTAACTGAATCAACTAAAACTTATGATTTTAAAATAGGTGTAGCAGGTGAATTGCCTGATGGGTTTGCAGATCGTATGAAAACAGCATTGTCAAAGTATAATGTTTCAGCGTTGAGTTCTGGAAAAAGAACACCAATACAGGATCGTCCATTGGACTTCCCACAATTAGAAAACATTGAAGTTACATATTACGAAGCTTCATTGCATTACCCAACAACTGTGCAAGTATTACAAGAATACCTGGGAACGTTTTGTTCAGTGGACAAATCACACATAATTGTACGTGGTGCAAATGAGATGCAAGAACTTTATCAACAAGAACACAGTGACGCACCTTATGAAATCATGCTAACCAAAGAAGAGCTGGGCGGTGAGTCTGCTCAAGATTCAGTTGGTATTAGCAGAGTAATGGGATTATTAAAAGATTTAGAATCAGTACGTAACGAACGCACCAATGATCCAATTGAAGCCGTACAAGCTGGTGAGTCGACAAAAATGGATGCGACTGAAAATAATAAAAGTATAATAGGAAACTAACATGAATATGAAAAAATTAATTCAGCGCATGACTGATATCGAAAATAACACTGATACAAAAATTCTCAAAGAATCAGCTATCGCAGAATGCGGTGATACGCCCATGCAATCACCAATGCAACAGGGCACTCCAGTATCCATTAATGTTAGTTTAAACGCAAGTGGTAAAGAACATGTTTCAGATTTACTGAATATGATGAAAAATGCTGGGTTGGGAGATGCTACTCCAGTCTCACCATCAATGATGCCAATGCGCCAGGATATGGATCGTCTGCGTTCCATGGTTGATGAACCTGAAATGGAATCAGATATGATTTATTCAGATGCAATTGGTGACGAGCAAGAAACTGAAGAAGGTTATGCAAATGAGCCTGATGAAGATTACAGCGACCTGAGTGCATCCATTCCAAACGGTGACGATCTTCACAGCAAAAAAAGAGCATATGCAAAGGCACAAGATGGTGACAACGCAATGGCAGTTGAAGCTATAAAGAATCATTTGTATGCAGCTCTTAGTGAAAAGAAAGCAAAGCCAGATTTCCTTGATGTTGACAAAGACGGCAACAAAAAAGAGCCAATGAAAAAAGCTATCGCGGACACAAAAAAAAAGAAGAAGTAAATTCTGAAGCACTTAAACTCAGAAAATTACAACGTAAGAAGAAAAACTTTGCACATGCCTTCCAGTCAAACAAGGCTCTTCATTCATTAAAGAAAAAGAACCATCTCGGTGGGACTATATAATATAACAATGAGGAACTTTTAATGTCTAAATCTCTTGATAATGTTATTATCAAAAAGGCTAATCAAAAAGAAACGTATACTGAAGCACAGATTCAGGATCTAATGAAATGCATGGATCCTGAAACTGGCTATTTGCATTTTGCAAGGAACTTTGCATACATTCAACACCCAGTAAAAGGCAAATTACTTTTTGAACCTTTTGAGTACCAAGAACGATTGCTGAAAAGTTATCACGATTACCGATTTAACATAAACATGTTGCCTAGACAGACTGGAAAAACTACAACTGCTGCCATATACCTGTGTTGGTATGCCATGTTCCATCCAGATCAAACAATCCTTATTGCTGCTCACAAGTATACAGGTGCACAGGAAATTATGCAACGTATACGATATGTATATGAAATGTGCCCTGATTTCATTAGAGCAGGCGCCACCAGTTACAACAAAGGCAGTGTTGAATTTGAAAATGGAAGTCGTATTGTAAGTCAGACAACCACTGGAAACACTGGACGTGGTATGAGTATTTCATTACTATACTGTGACGAATTTGCATTTGTGCCACCAAACATTGCAGAGGAGTTTTGGACTTCAATATCACCTACACTGGCAACAGGTGGACGTGCAATTATTACAAGCACGCCCAACAGTGATGAAGATACTTTTGCTTCTATTTGGAAAGATGCAGACAAGAAGTTTGATGATCATGGCAATGAGAGTGAACTGGGTGTAAATGGTTTTCATAACTTTACTGCACACTGGAGTGAACATCCTGATCGTGATGAAGAATGGAAGTCTGTTGAAATTGGTAGAATTGGTGAAGAGAAGTTCCGTCGTGAGTATGGATGTGAATTCCTGGTATTCGATGAAACACTTATAAACAGCATCAAACTTGCTGAGATGGAAGGCAGTCTGCCATTGCTTAATATGGGGCAAACCAGATGGTACAAGCAGCCTTCTCCAGAGTATACATATGTTGTTGCACTTGATCCCAGCATGGGTACAGGAGGGGATTATTCAGCTATACAGGTTATAGAACTCCCTTCATATGAACAAGTTGCAGAGTGGCAACATAATACAACAGCAATTCCAGGACAGGTTCGGGTTCTTAGGGACATATGTTCTTATATTTCTGAAACCGTTGGTTCAGCAGCAAGCATCTATTGGAGTGTGGAAAACAATGGAATCGGAGAAGCATGTTTGTTAGTTATTAACGATTTTGGAGAAGAAAACATTCCAGGATTGTTTATAAGTGAACCAATAAGAAAAGGTCATGTTAGGAAGTTTCGTAAAGGATTCAACACAACTCATGGCAGCAAAATTACAGCATGTAGTAGATTAAAAACAATGGTTGAAACTGGAAAATTAACAATTAAGTCAAGGCCATTGCTGTCAGAACTTAAAAATTTTGTTGCAACTGGTAGTAGTTTTCAAGCAAAATCAGGAACAACTGATGATTTGGTAAGTGCAATGCTGCTATCATTAAGAATGATGGCAATATTAAAAGATTGGGATCCTAGGATATACAATACATTTACTCAAGTAGAAGCAGATATAGACTATGATCCGCCCATGCCAATCTTTATTAGTAACAATTTTTAAATAAATAACAATATGAAAAACTTAAACAAAATAGGCGAAGAGCTGTTTAACAAAATAAGAGGTCGTTTTCCAGAAGTCACAATTGGTGATGAAGAAGGAAATGTAACCAATACTCCATCTGATGCACGATTTTTTGATTTTGATTATAATGAATCTGGACGTGATTTGGGAAAAGTAAGTGTGTCTGTATCTGAAAAAGATGGACTCACTATAATATACTCAAAAGACTTTATGCAAAACGAAGATGAAACCACACAAACTAACTGGTATAATTTTTTAAAAGAATTAAGAGTATTTTCAAAAAAACGCCTATTAAATTTTGATGTAAGAGATATAAACAAATCAAATCTCAACAAACGAGATTACAAATTTTTAGCTACCAATCTTGGGGACAATACGATGACAGAATCGAAACTTTATGGGACTTCACGAATGAGTTACCAAAACATTGATAACGCAAGACTGGTTATCAAACACACTGAAAGTGTAAATCAAGAGTTGGCAGGTGGCCGAACTCGTAGCATTGGTATCATATATGTTGAAAGTGCAGACGGTGAAAGATTTAAATATCCATATCGCCACCTAACAGGCGCTAGGGCAATGGCCAGACATGTTAGCGAAGGTGGCAAGCCATACGACGATTTCGGCGGTCATATTACTGGACTAAGTGAAGAAATGTCCAATCTTCGCAAGTTTAGAAACTACATGGGTCGCAGCAGTGTAATGGCTGAAAGTCTAAGTGAATACATGGATGTTGTAAGAGAAAGAATATCCACTGTAAAAAAGACCATTGAGAGTTTACAAAAGCCTAATTATTATGCTGAAGCCATCTCTAGTTTTGTAAAGCCAGTGTTTGAAGATGTTCCAGATGATGTAAAAGACAATTGGGTAGATCAGCTTACAATCCGCCAGTTTAATGAAGAACTTCAGGATGTGTTTCCATACATTTATCGACTGGTAAGTGAGCACAAAAAAGCCAAAACACTGGGTCCAGTAGACATTGTTGCTGAAGCCGACGATCCTTGTTGGAAAGATTACAAGCAAGTTGGTATGAAGGAAAAAAACGGCAAGCAAGTTCCCAATTGTGTGCCAGAAGAAGAACAATTGGAACAAGGCTTTGAAGAGATGATGGGCCAATTTGCAGAAGAAAAAGAGTGTAGTGATTGCGGTTCCATACCATGTGAATGCAGTACTAATGAAGCAGAGCCAAAATCTAAAACTGGTTATGGTAACTTGTATGTAAAATTTGCAGCAAAAACCACAGCTGGCACAAGCACTGGCGGTGCCAAGCCATACTTGGTGGCTTATGCTGGATTTGTTCAAGACCCCACTGACTTAAAGTTTGCAGATGCATTGCGTACATACACTGCACTAACATCCAAGGATATTATCGCAAAAACAATTAAAAAGTTAATGACAGAAAAAGTATTTGTTAATGCAGATAAAATCATTTTGTACAAAGAACCAGGAGTGGTTAACAAGTTCCCACAATTGTCTGAATTCTTTGATTGGATGAGTTCCTACAAGGGTAATAAACTTGGAATTGAAAATGCACCTGAAAGAGAGGTAGACCCAGACAGCAAAGGTTCTGGAAAGAAAAGACTTCCAAAAGGACATTTTGCAGCCAACCCCAAGGACTATGAAGTTCCTGAAAAGAAAATGACAAGATACTTTACCATTGATAATGCTAGGGTCATGCAATTTTTGAGACAGCAACAGCCAGATTTTATGCAACGATTCTTCCGTCCAGCGTTCAAAGGATTCTTGATGAAAGATAAAGATTTCCAACAATTTGCTAAATTCTTGAAATCAGAAAAAGTTGTAGACAACTATGGACCAACAAATATTAATATTGACCATGAAAAGAGTTTTAGTGAAGATGAGCAAACATCAACTAATAATACACCACTGAGTGAATTTATTTTAAGTTATTTCGACAGAGAAAATGGACAATTTCCCAAAGGTGAAACTGCAATACTCACTATGGTAGAAAAAGAATATGGTGATGAATATATTGATCCAGCAAAGCACTTCATCGAACGTGTAAATCAAACATTTGAACAACATCAAATGAATCAACAACCAATAGCAGATGAAACTGAATACCAAAGAATGCGTGAGCTTGCTGGACTGAGATAATACCAGCAAATCACATTTTTACAAAAAAACCATTGACAAGATAAATAATATTGTGTAGTATGTAATAGTGCTACACAATATTAAGGCACAAATTTTACAGCACATAGGCAATTTTATAGGAGGCATCAACTATGGCATCATTAGCAGAAATTAGAGCAAAACTCAAAGAACAAGAAACACGTTCTACAGGTGGCAACACCGGCGGCGGCGATAACGCAATTTACCCATTTTGGAATATACAAGAAGGACAGGTAGCAACTATCCGTTTCCTTCCTGATGGGAACACAGCAAACGACTTCTTCTGGGCAGAACGTTTGATGATCAAACTACCATTTGCAGGCATAAAAGGTGAAACTGATTCACGTCCTGTGCAAGTACAAGTTCCATGTATGGAAATGTACGGCGAGGCATGTCCAATTCTTGGAGAAGTACGTGCATGGTTCAAGGATCCAAGCCTTGAAGATATGGGCCGCAAGTATTGGAAAAAGCGTAGCTACATTATGCAAGGGTTTGTTACAGATAATCCTTTGAAAGAAGATTCTTCTCCAGAAAATCCAATTCGTAGATTCATTATTGGGCCACAGATTTTCCAAATCATTAAAGCAAGCTTGCTTGATCCTGACATGGATGATTTGCCTACTGATTACACAGCAGGTATTGACTTCCGTCTTAACAAAGGTTCAAAAGGTGGTTATGCTGATTATGGTACCAGCAACTGGGCACGTCGTGAACGCCCTCTTACTGATAGTGAAATGAGTGCAATTAATACACATGGACTATTCAACTTGGGTGACTTCCTTCCAAAGAAGCCTACTGAAGTTGAGGTACGGGTTCTCAAAGAGATGTTTGAGGCAAGTGTAGATGGTGAAGCATACGACGCAGATCGTTGGGGACAATACTTCCGTCCAGCTGGAATGGCTGCTCGCACTGGCGATCCCACTAAGGCATCTAGCCCAAATGCAACGGCAACCAGCCAAAGCGCTCCTGCTGATACACGTGAAACATCATCACCAGTGGTACAAGCGCCAGTGGCACAAGCACCAGTACAACAAGAAGCAGAAGCAGAAGCAGCACCTGCTACTACTTCAGGCGGAGCGCAAGACATTCTTGCAATGATCCGCGCACGTCAGAATACATAATGACTTAAATGTAGGGGTATAAGTGGTTTATACCCCTACAACTTTATTAAAATTTAATAGGAGAATTTGATGGCTAAGTCATTTGATGTTAGCAAGTTCCGCAAGGATCTGACTAAAAGTATCTCAGGAATGAGTGCTGGATTTAACGATCCAACTGACTGGGTCAGTACTGGCAGTTTTGCACTAAACTACTTAATTAGTGGAGATTTCCACAAAGGTGTTCCACTTGGAAAAGTTACAGTATTTGCAGGTGAATCAGGAGCAGGCAAATCATACTTCTGTTCTGGAAACATTGTAAAACACGCACAGGATCAAGGCATCTTTGTAGTATTAATTGACTCAGAGAACGCACTTGATGAAAGCTGGTTACATGCATTGGGTGTGGAAACTGGCGAGGACAAACTGCTTAAACTTAATATGTCAATGATTGATGATGTAGCAAAAACTATTTCAACATTTATTAACGATTACAAGGCAATGGATGCAGAAGATCGTCCCAAAGTATTATTCGTAATTGACAGCTTGGGCATGTTGCTTACACCAACTGATGTTGACCAGTTTAACAAAGGCGACATGAAGGGTGATATGGGTCGCAAACCCAAAGCATTAACTTCGCTTGTTCGCAACACGGTTAACATGATTGGATCGTTGAACGTTGGACTAATTTGTACCAACCACACATATGCTTCACAGGATATGTTTGACCCAGATGATAAAATTTCAGGTGGTTCAGGCTTCATATATGCTAGTTCAATTGTGGTTGCAATGAAGAAAATGAAGCTCAAAGAAGATGAAAACGGAAACAAAATATCAGACGTTATGGGTATCCGTGCTGGTTGTAAAGTAATGAAGACTCGCTATGCAAAACCATTTGAAGGCGTGCAAGTTAAAATTCCTTACGAAACTGGTATGAACCCATACAGTGGACTGGTTGAATTATTTGAAAAGAAAGGCTTGTTGGTCAAACAAGGAAATCGACTCAAGTATATCGATTTAGCAGGTACAGAACACCTGGACTATCGCAAGCAATGGGACGGTCCAAAACTTGATATAATTATGAATGAATTTGCAGAAAGAACAGCCAAAGTAGTAAATAACACAGATACTGCGGATGCTGATGTTGCAGATGTAGATGATTATACTGAGGGAACCTACACAGATGAATGAAGAAAATATTGTTGAAATTTGGACTCTTTTTAGGGAATATTTAGACAAGAAGCAAATTGAAGTTATTGCAGAAAAGTATGTAGACATACTAGCTGACTACGGAGTGTCAGACCAGGTATTCAAGGAATCACTGGGATCTGACGTTCAACTGGATAATGCAATTCAATATTATCTAGAACTTGATACTGACATAAACTATGATGACGAGGATTGGGACGATTAATGGGTTGGTATTCAGAAATATCACGTGATATATCACGTATACCTGATGCTATAACTTTTTTTGAACGAGAACTTATTGATGCTCGAACAGAAGTAAA